GCATAGACTTCTGATGACATTGCGGTTGGTGTGTAGGAAATCGGCGGCTGCCCCACATAATTGACTATCGTTCCAGGGTTATTTCTCAAGCTCGATTCCACAACTCGGCTGCCGTGTGCAACAAAGATCCATGGAACACTGACCAGGTGCATCGCCTGCTGAATCCGGAGTGCCAGTTTGTTGATTTCAAACTGAATCGATTTTAAAGATTCCACCAATGAGATTCCGGACCATCCAAGGACTGAATCGCCCCAGGTCATAGTGACAAATGGGTATCTGGAATAGTTGTATTGCTCATCTACCAGGACCAGATTATCCATGGTGATGGCGTGCTTGCCGTCATCAGCTCCATTGATTGACGGAAGATGCCATGACTCGACAACTTCAACCATTTCCGCATCATGTCCCTCTTCACCGAAATAATCACTGTCTGATGCAGCTGCGTAATACCGAATCTGATCTTCAAATTCTGGAAAGTTCAAAATCATCTGCTGCAAAGGAACCTTCTTCACCTGGTGCAGGGATGGCGGAATTTCTGAATACATCGCCGCATTCAGATCCCACAAAAGTTCGTTTGGGAAAACACGTTCCGCAAATATCTCAGACCCATCCCGGCCTATTTTCATTGCAGCAAGATCAAAGATGCAGGCGTCCTGGAAGATCTTCGGCATCAGAGAATAAAGATCCACCTGGTGGAAGATTCCTTCCATGGCATCAGTCAGTTTTTTAGCACGGTTCCGCAGCCGATAATCACCTCGTTTGGTCAGATACATGGGGCGCGGTCTTGACTTGCCAAGGCGGGAAACCAAGGTGTCCGTGATGTTTCCTACCACATTCAGACGCATCCTAAAATCTTCCGCCATTGGCAGGCCGATCCGCATCGATGGTTCAAACCGGTCAAGTGCCTCATAATTCCGCTGGGTATACATCCGCAGCATATCCACGTTCAGCTGCATCCGCCCAACATGATCCTCTTTGAGCTGGTTCACCGTCTGGGTCAACCGGTTTCCAAGTTCTTCCTCGGTTTCTGCTTGCCACCAAAATGCCATGTTATGACTCCATCTGGTAATCTCGGATTAAACTACTATCTGGTGGAAGTTCCGGGATTTTTAGTTCCGGAATCTCCTGGTAAAATTTTACTTTCAAACCATGTCCTTCAAATTCTGCAACCCGGTTCTGACTAAGGTATTTGATTAAATCTCTGGACTCTTCCAGGGTTATTTTTTTAAGCAGCACTTTCTCTTCTCCTCATAATTTGGGGCGCTTGCAGCTGCGCCATCTGCTGGTTCCGTTTTTTGATTGGCTGCTCCAGTTGAGTCAGGAAATCATCAGATCGCGGATTAAATAAACCAATGTTCCCGGTAGCAGATTTAATTTGTTTCGGATCAAAAACAATTATTTCCTCTTGCACAATAATTGAATCAAAACCAGCTGCTTGGATTAATTCAGTTGGGTCCATTGCTTTACTATCCGCCCAATTCCTAATACGCTGCTCAAGCTCGGCATTCCATCCCGCTCTAGATCTCCCAACAAGCCGCCGCATTGTTGCTGGTTTAATTTTTTGACCAATAACTTTTTCAATTCTTTTTAAATCATTTTGATCAATTAATTCATAATGAAATGGATCTTTGATACTTAAATGAACTGGTAAAATTTCTTGAGCCGCACCTGGTTCGCCGTGCTGTTCCGTATACATCTCCGCAGTTTTTACATCCGGAGTGAAATAAAACCCTTTACCAAAATAACCATGATCACGCGCACCTTTTAATTTTGGGTCAAACTTAGTACCTCTAAAAGATGGGCTGCCATGGTAGACCACTGCAGGCGCATCTGGATTTGGATTATTTTCGGAATATTCTGGAGGAAGAACCGTGTTTTCAGTTACAAATCCCACAGTCATGATGGAAGGATTTTCACCGGCCTGGTCATTCTCAAAATCCCAGTTCCACCATCGATCAAAATTATGCTGGCGTTTGGAAGGGTCTAAGATGGGGTTTTGGATTTCACGCGCAGATTCATAATCAAGCAGCGCGTCTTTAAAGTCTTCTTCACCAAAGACGGTGGCACCAGATTGTCCTGGTAAGACTAGGCGTCTTCTTGGCGGGATTGACCTGGCAAAGTTTTTTGTATCGGGAATCCCTGAGAGTCCACCAGTTCTATTGGTTGCGAGGCGGAGACTATTTGCGAGGAAGGCCTCAAATTCTGGCCGGTGACTATTTCGTAAGGAGTCGGCGAGACTTTGTCCTCCGATTTCGGAAATCCTTTGTAAGTGACTTTGGCCATTTGAGTTTTGTGTCCAATCGTTTTGATTCTCCCGGATATTAACATCAACCGGGTTGATAGTAAAGTTATCATCTCCTGGAAAAACATTGTCAACTGCAGTAGCAAGCGCATCTGCATTTTCATCAACATAATCCCGGAGTTTTTGCTTGGATTTGAAGGGACTGTACTTAAAAGGAACAATGACCCGGATGCCTGGCTTGCCATCGCGCACTATGGGTTGATATCCCTGGAAAACTTCTGGATTAAATTTATTTATTTCATTCCAGGCATTGATTAGATTCGCCCCTTTTGTAATTCGGTCACCATCCTCTTCTAAAATATCAATGGCCACCCCATTGGCAGCAGCAGATCCAGTGGTGACTTGCTTCACTGCCCAGACTTCGGTTTGCTGACCTAAATATCCAACAATACTTGCATAAAGATCGGCACCCTCCGGTGTGGAAAGCAGGGTTTCCACCATGGCGGGTGATGGCGGATAGTTTTCCCATCCTCCAGACCCATGGACGCGGCCCACATTCATCGTGCCGGCCAATTCATTGGCTCGATCACCAATCCATGCCATGGCCTCGCGTGTTACACGGTACTGCTGTTCCGTTGGAAGGTTTGCAAATTCTGGAAACTGTTCATTATACGGCGCACCCTCGCCAAAACTTAATTCTGCACTGACACGCTGCAGATTTCTTTCAATGGCTTCCGGAACATCCTGCGCCTGGGCGCCATAAAGCTTGGATAATGCCACCCATCCAATGGCCTGGACATCTGGCGGTTCCAATTGACCAATTCCGAGCTTTTCGCCATACCCCATTTTGTTTAATTCCGCCGTCAATCTGCGTCCTGCATCCGCAGCAGCTTCATATTGGGGTTCTGAGGGCGCCCCAACCGGTTGATCCACTTCTAGAGTAAAACCTTTAGGAATAACATAGTTTTCTTCCAGGAATTTTTTGAATGTGTCATCGATATAGCCCATATCGCGGAAGGAATGCACATCAACGACAAAAGGTTTCCCTGCTTTCGGATCATTTGCATAAAAAGTCCGAGTTGGGTTCTGCATCGCACTGTCATAAAAGTCATAAATCTTCTGACCGGCACCTCCAGTGACTTTTTCACCCTTTGCAATCTGGAAAAGCGGAGCATCCTGCTGTCCCGATCTGCGCCTATCATCAAATTTTACACCACGGCGTGCCTGTTCCCGCTGCCGGAGATAAGAAAGAAGTGCTGATGATGGAGATTTTTGCTGTGATCCTACTAAAAAGCCGGATTCTATTTCTGGAGTATCTGCCGGACCCACTTCACTCATAAAAGGCTGCAGCATTTTCCCAGATCGGTACCAAATTGCTGCATCTGCAATGGCTTCCTGACTTAATATTCCTTCAACCCGCGTAAGCCAATCCTGGACGCGCTGCTTTCCTATGCGGATCGGCGGCAACATGACCCCAGGTTTGGGTTTTAATAAAACACTTTTGTTTTTATGCGCCCCTGCGGTGGGATTTTTCTTTTTCCGGGCTGCTTTGCGCTTTGCTCGATCCGTTGCACCTGGTGGCGGTGTCAAAACTTGCTCAAAATCCGTCAATTGTTCTGGGACTTCTTCCCACATTGAAGAAATGAGGCGTGATCTTTCTTTTTCAGTTGTTGATAATGACCCTGCTGGAAGACCTATTGGCCTGAGTGTCGGCGCAGCTGCTACTGGTGGATCTGCCAACTCTGTAATGACTTGACCTGGTGCGCCCAAAACACGCCGTGCTGCTGTTTTTGATGCAGCTTGACTGACCGGGGATAAAGGCTGCTTCGCCTGGAGGGTTTCCAGCCCAAATTCCCCTGCAGGAAACGTGAGATCCGTTTGTTGGTTCTGGTTTTCTGCCATTTTCAGTTTATTTCCTCATAAACTGGTTCCAATCCGCCCTGTTCCCACCACTGATTTTCTTCACCATCAGAAATTTGACGTAGAGCAGCAGCTTCCATGCGCTGCTCTTCCGCCCGGTACCACTCCCTGGTACCTATCATTGGCGCCATCGTCTGAGGGCTGTGTAAAAACGCCAAGGATTCCCGCCATACATAAAGCATTGCGTCTGCTGCATGATTCTCACAATCGGCTTTTTCAATATACCGGCCTTTCTGCATTTCAGTCATATCCCATTCCAGCAGCTCCAGCTCATCAATCAGATCCGCATTTTCCGGAACATCAGCAATCAGCAATTTCCCTTTTTTCAGATCCGAATTAAGAAGTTCGATGTGGTCATGCTTCTGTCTTTTCTGCGCCGGTAGAATATCCAGCGAATATCTTTTTGACATCTCTTCCACAACCATCTTCCCCAGGCCGCCAGTATCCGCAACAATCCTTGTGAATTGATATTCTGAATCAAGATACTGAACCTTCTTTGCAATATCCTCTGATGTGAAACCAGTGTATTTTTGAGTCTCCACCACATAAGTTTCAGCGACTTCTTCACTCCAGCAGATAACAACAAAAGCAGTGCTGTCGATGAAACCCAAATCAATCCCAAGTGCATAATTCCACTCGACATCCGGCAGCTCCTCGGCACAATTCCGCTTTTTGTTAAAGGCATAAACCAATGAGTTTTCATCACGCACCCATTGACCCTCGTATTCCCTTTTGAAGGTTGCATCATTCTCATCCCATCCTGCTTCTTCCTTCTTCCTCTTCAACCATTCCTTGGCCCCAGGCAAATGCGGGTTTTCCAGCAATGTCCAAAAATGCTTCTGCCAGGGGCTGCGGTCCAATTGATCCATGTCGTAAAAATACCCTGCAGCCGCCGCGCTCGGTGTGCCGAACATCCAGATCGATCCGTTCAGATCCAAACACGCCGGTTCCAAAATATCTTCCACCAGGTTCTCCAATGTCCTGCTCTTTATCGATTGGCATTCATCAATGACACAAAGCTTGTATCGCGGACCTCTAAACTTTTCAATTTCCTGCTCATCCTGGCACCCGCCCATGATGATCTGGCTTCCATTCGGAAATCTCACCGTCAACTGGTTTTCCAGAAATTCCATTCCAAATCCCCATCCACGTTCCAGTTCCCTCAATGTGTTCCATACAATCCGCCGCGCGTTTTTAATGCTCAATGTGATATAAGGCACCAGCAGATTATCCATCCCCACTGCCGCCGTAATTAAACCAACTGCTGCCAGATGAGTCTTACCAGCACGCCTGCTGCACCTCGCCAGTTTTTTGTGATGATCTGACCGGAAAAAGTTCAGCTGCTTCTCATGCAGGCTTTCACTCAATCCCTCACCTAAACCAACCAGCTTCTCCCGGACTGATTCTCTAGCCCTTTTTCTTTTTACTGCTTCCTCGACTAGCAGCCGCTGCTCCCTGCTCCACTGCAGATCGTTTGCTGCTTCCCGCCGCGCTCGTTTTTTTGGACTTCCTGCCATCTTCCACTATTTTAGAATCTGCCACCGTTTCCATAAACTGGACATTCCCCACTGGGATGTACCGAGTGTACACAATCCCCTCAACATCCCTGACTACCTTCACCATTTCCTTTTCCAGGGTCAGTTTTGTTGTGATACCATTTTTTTCTCCAGCCTGGAGTAACTCTGTCGTGCCGCCTGGCATCTGCAAGACACGCATCAGATGGACTTGCTTTAATTCCATTTCATCATCCGATATGGGTTCCATAAAAAATGGACATCTGGCCATCTACTGAACAAGGCCGGTGTCCGGTGTGATATCTTAATTTCATCACCCCACAATCCTGTTTCCCGCAACAACAAACGCCCAATCCCAAATCCCCGGAATGCATTTTTTACATAAATCCAATGCAGACAATCCACCTCGCTGCAGCTCCACCCCCAAACCGTGGCAGGGTCACCAGGGTCGCAGGCCAACGTAATGTCGGTATGTGGGATTAATTTTTTGAGGAGTGTGTCGTGGTGGTAATGGAGGATGGGGCGGGGTATCGGCGCGGTGGTACCCCCCTGCCTCGATTTTCCCGGTGCTTTTTCATTCCCTTCACCCTTAACTGATATATCAGATCTAAGATAGGTTAACCAGGGCGAGTGATCACAAACTCCCAGCACCCATGAGTCCAGGACCAATCCCAGTGCTGCATCATCCGGCTCCGGTGTTCTCAAATGCACCTCGATCTGGTCCTCACCCTCGTGCATCGGATATGCAAACCGGAGCGCGTGTGGTGAAGTAGTTGAAATTATTGAATTAATTCCAGTCATGCTTCTGATGTGTATGCGTTGTGTATGTTTTCTATCTGCTTTGCCTGGGGAATTTTCCCGCTGACGGCATTCAGCAGTGTAGGATCACCGCGCAGCTCATCGAGCAGCTGGCTATCGTTCAGCTTTGAGAGGTTGATCTGGATGTTGGCCTGCGCCTGGATGTCGTTGTTCCAGGTATCGGGGCGGCGGTTCTTGAGGAAGAACTTGGTGGCCTCAAGGTGGCCGGAATCCACCTGGTCCAAGAGGGAAGAGGTGGCCCGCCGAATTCCTTGCGCGCACCCGCGCGTAATACTATTTTCGATCTCAGGATACTCGTGCTTTTTCTGGCTCAACGTATTCGGATTGATCCCCAAATTCCAGGCGATGTCTTGCTCATCCAGCCCAGTCATGGCCATCTGTTCGATGTCCTTCAGGATCTTCTCAGTTGGTATCCATTTCTTTCCCATGGCATCCTGCCGTGTGTGGTGCAGCCGGCATCAAGGGATTGATGGGAACCCGGCCGCGATGGAGAAACATATGTTGACAAATGCGAGGTTAGTGAACGCTTTGTGCGCTTGTCAAACTTTTTCTTCAACCGGTGTGAGAGCAGCAATCAAATTGGCCTTGGTCATGTACCGGGATTTTCCTGGCTTGATGCTCTGCAGTCTGCCGGATCGGCACCATCGTTGGATGGTCCGTTCACAAATATCGATGTTGAAATTCTTGGCATAGAATGCGACAGCTGCTTTGGTGTCGTAGTATTTTTCAATCATGGTTTACTTCCTGGGCAAGTTGTTTTTGAGATTCGATGAGTTCTGAAATATCCACCCCCTCATCAAAAGCTTTGCGGATTTCCTTTGGATCGATGTCTGGGCATCGGTCTTTTGCGGTCATGGTGTAGGCTGAAAGTGATGAGAGTCCTGTGGATGGCGGTTTGGTTTCTTCCCTGTTTTCGTTTCCCATGTGGTATTCAAAATGATTTTCTGACATCCAGGTGTACCATTCCGCATCCCGGAGAATATATTTTGCTTTCTTGGCATAGCGTTTCCTTCCTCGGCTGAATTCAGAAGCATAGGCGAAGGCAAATTTGAGCAGGGTCTTTTCCGAATCCTCAAGATCAAGTCCGCCCCATTTACTGGAAATGATATCCTGGTAGAGTTCAAACGCCTCGGCTTTATCCTCATGCTTTGGGTAAACCTTCCAGAACTTTTCAAATGCCTCGGAATATTCCGGCGCGGCAGTAGTTATTCTTTTCCTTCTTTTACCTTCTTTTCTTTCTTTACCTTCTTCTGTTGTTGTGACTCGTTTGTCACTCGTTTGTTCCTCGTTTGTCGTTGGATTGTTAGTTGCGTGCGGTGTGCTTGCGTTTTCCTCTTCCTGCTTCTTCTGGAATTCCTTCCACTGGTTGACTTTGATGAGGGTTCCTTTGTTTGTCGTAGTTACTTCGATCATGTCGCATTTCGTAAGTACCTTCCGGGCATATCTGACTGCTGCGATTGTGATCCCATTTTTGGTGCTGTCGCGCTGCATCGAAGTGATAAAAGAACCCTGTTCCAGACAGAATTCCTGCTGGTCCCAAAACACATCATGAGTCTTCCATGCGGCGGATTCTAAACAGTGCAGCCAGTAGATCCAGATCAATGGTTTGGAGCGCAGATGATGCTCGGCGCTGCTGCGGTAGTATTTAAACCAGGTCATTTAAAACTAACTCCCCAGGCATCATCATCGGTCCACTCGTGATGACTCTCATGGCCGGATTCCAGCAGACACGTTTTCGACATCACCATGATGTTTTCCAGGTACTCTTCCCAGGTCATCAGATCATGCCAATCAGCACCGCATAGCCTTTGCTTTTTCTCAGTCATCAGCTCATCAATGGTTCAGGTTCTGGCAGAAAATCCTCATCTTCCAGCATCTTTTCCAATCGGATTAAAAGCTTTGCCTGCTTTTCAATGACAATGGTTTGTTGAGCCATGACATTGCCCATTTCAGATAAGGTGTGAACCATCTGCTGCTGGCTTTCCTCTGACCATAATTTGCTATTGATCTCGGCCAGTTCCCGCATCACATCTTCGTATTGTTCTTCAGTCATAAACAGTTCCCTTCCAAATCATGTTTTAAAGCATAGGATTTCCCGCAATGGTTGCACTGATCAAATGCGTAATATCCTGAAAACAAGATCCATTTAAATGATCGATACTGGGTCAGTCTCCATGCACCTGGGATCAAGATGATCCAGAAGCAGATCCATCCCCAACTAAGCTTCAGTCTATTTTTTATTCTCATTTCTTTTCTCGGCTTCCATAAATAGTTTTTTGAGCAGCCGCCTGGGATCATATCGAATACATCCCCGGTGCAGATAATCCGCTTTGAACGGAACCGGATCTTCCTCTTTCGGATTGTATTGCCAGATCGATTTATTTCTCATCACCCTGCTTTTCATCCGGGTCATCGTATCGGAGCTGCGGCCATCCATCATGCTTCTCAATTTCCAGGCATTCCGGACACGTTATGCTGCCGCCTAAATCACGCCACTTCCTGCCGTCTTTAGTCTGAAACATATATTGGCAGTCATGGCATTTTAACCAGCTCATGATTCCCCGATTTCATCCAGGATGGTTGGTTCAGAATAGGCTGCATTGACAGATACCTTTTCTTCCTCATGGGTCATGCGTTTGATGGTGCCGCCGTCTGCTTTGAACTTTTCCATGGCCTCGTTTAATTCTTCCCTGGTAACCGGCTGCTGCTTTGCTCCGGCCTTCCGCCTCGATAGTCCGCCGGGGAACACATCAAAGTTTGGACCGTCATTCCGCTTTTTCATAAAGGCTTCCAGATCCGCAGGCTTAACCTTCCAGGGGCCGATATCCCCATCCCCGGTTCGATTGGCCAGCAGGCTTCCACGCCTGGCGCAGCGGCGTAGGGAATCAACATGGATTCCAGAAATTTCTGCACATTCCGGCAGTGATAATAATTTTGTCATCTTGGTTTTTCTCCAGGTAAAGATTGGCCGCCGGTGTCAGGTGGCAGCTGCGCGACAACATCGATCCATTCCCAGGTACCGTCAGGATGATCGAACCGGATCTTGCCTTTGTTCCAGCCGCCGCCGTTTCTTCCCAGGCGTTCACCTCCAACTTGCTTGCCTTTATGCCAGGGAATATTTCCAGGTTTGAAACCAATGTTGGGATGGTCTTGGTTCCTCTTAACCAGCAGACATCCGCATGACCTGGTTTTATGTTTGCCGGTGGCATTGTAAACAGCAGCGTATCGAATCCTTTTTTCCTTCCCGCAGCGGCACCGGAATAAATACCAGGTGCAGCAATACGGTTCGGTTTGGTGTTCTAACCAGCAGATCGGCGTTAACCAGGTGTCAGGTGCCTCAACTCCCAGCTTAACTTTGCTTTTCATAACTCGGCCAGGCGTCCCTTTGCATACCCCACCAGTTCCTTCACATCATCTTCTGTAAACTGTGCCGGCCAGATCACCACTTCACCCTTTTTTAAATAGGCTTCCAGATCTTTTTTCTTGGTATACTTTTCAATCTTTTCCATCACTATTTGTTTAGGTGATTGACCCACTTCAATAGTTACTTTTCCAGATTTAGTTTCTACCTCTTTGGTGATGTTTTCCTCAAAACTCTCCACCTTGTTATCAGCTTCGGCAGCAATCACTTTAGTTTCATCCTGGTTCTTCTCTTCATCCAGCTCTTTCTTTGTCTCTTTTGCAGCTGTATTAAGACGGTCAACTAAATCGTTTTCAACATCAACATCATCATGATTAATATAGTCACCTTTACTCTGGTCATAACCCATGTCGCGTGCCTCATCTTTATCAATCAAACTGGCACTTCCAAAAGCAGCGCGGACGGCTTGCATCACTGCTTTGTTGCGTAGCATCCGCTTGGGAAATTGCTTCCAGGGATCAGTGTTTCTTTTGCACTCATCCATGTATTCCCATATCACCGGATTATGCTTCCGGTCTGACCTAAATATCTGGCACCCTACACGCACCAATTCATCCTTATCATTAAAGTCTTCAAACAGTTCAAAACCTTCATAGTTATGATTGCGGTTTGCGACTTCAACAAACCCATCATATCCCACTATCAATTTTACCCCGCCGCCCTTGTTAGGAAACGCATGGATTTGATCAGAAAAAGGATTCATCCCAAACTGATTAGCAAGGACTAAAAATGCAGTGATGTGTTCATTAGTTACATTAGGTGATGGCATCACCGTGTGCTTAATCACGTTCCGGAATTCCTGATCATCCATTCCCAAATCAGATGCCATCATTTCTGACAATCTTTGTTTGGTTGCGGGTAGGTTTGTTGTTGCTGCATCCATAATTATTCTCCATTCATTTCATTTAAAATTTCCGCCAGGTTAACCCAGCGCGGCACATCCAGCGGGGCCACATAGGTTTCCGCTTCGGTGCCTCTTGGATGTGGAACGCGCCGGACTTCCCATCGATGTCGGGTGTCCGAGCTGATCATGGCCGCGTGCGTCCCAGCGCGGTTTAAAATAATAAAACCCAAAGGCTTTTCTCCCTGGTCAAAGGATGATTTTCCAGTGACCAACATATCCGGGAATGGATAGTCTTCCCGGCAAGTCCAATCAATGGTTCGCTGCTTCACTTCCAACCGTTTCAAAATATGCAGATCCCCAAGATCCCGGAAGGTATCCCGCTGCTCGACAGTGGGTGCCTTGTGTAGTCCATTCATCTGAATGGTCTGACCTAACCGGGTTAAATAAACTGCCACCGCGCAGACTGATTGCTGCGACTTTTCCAGTGCAGCCAGGAAACCCTGGTGCGTCTGTTTTAGATCAACCAATGATCACGGCCATTCCAGTTTCCGGCGCATCCAATCCGGCACATCCATCGGCTGCTGGTTCCTCGCATATCCTTCTGGTCTTCCCTGCTCCAGATACCGTTCCCACTTCTGAACCGCCCTGGTCACCATGCCGATTCCGATGTCGATCCACTCAGAATCAATCGGCAGCACGTTCACCTGGTACGGCGGTTCTGTTTCTATAAGAATGTAGTAATAACCATGGACGGTGAAACCGAGCTGCCGCCACACCTCAACCTGGATGCCGGCCTGCAGAAATGTTTTGTAATTAAAGAAGTCTTTTAGCCACGCATCCCGATCACCCTTTCCGAGCTGGCGGGATTTAATATCAACCAGGTCATTGCAGAATTCTGAACAATCAAGATCGGGGCGTGCCTTGACCGGTGTCCGCAGCACCTGGCCGAAACCTGAGATTTCTTTTTTGGAATGTTCTAAAAATAGTTTTGCTTCTGGATGTTTCCAGGCTGCTTCACTGCAGCGTTCCGCCGTCAGAAACTGATGGTGCCTCAACGGAATTTTGTCTTCACTGACTTCCTGGAAAATCTGCCATTGCTCTTTGCCGGACTTGGTATTGAGTTTCACATCCGGACCTTTTGCGTATCGTTGATGAAACCCTTCCGGGTCTTCGGTTGCCTCATGGATTAGAGTTCCCATGATCATGGCGTCATTGGGTGCCTGCGGATTTTTCTTTTTATAATCTGCATATGCCGGGGAAACCTCGACATCCATCAGATTGTGTGCTGATAACTCCGAGCGTGCATGATACTCCTCATTTGGCATATTATCGTGCATTGAAAGCACCGGTTTTAAAACGGAACGGAGTTCTTTATCTTTTCCCATGTCTTCGATCTAAGTTGAAAAACAACTTCCTGCACATCCTCGATACTGCGGACTATGTAATAATGTGAACCAAATGAGGTGACGATTTTTTCAAACTTTAGTTGATTATCAGTCTGTTTCCCTTTGGCGGCTTTCACTTCCAGCCATGCGGATACTGGGATGCCTTCAACCATGACGGTTAAATGGATGTCGGCCATCCCGGCATTGGCTGCGGGCCGGTAGCCACCATCCTTTAAAGGCACCCCAATCACGTTGATCCGAAACATCTGGACATAAGGCTGCCAGGCGCCCCATTCCAGGATTGCTGATTGGATTTTGGATTCTGGTTCTTTTAAACGAGATCCCAATTCCGCCCTTTCATTTCCTGCATTTCTTTTTCTAACCGGGTCAGTGTCTTGGTCTGCTCAATCTCTGGAAGAATTTTGTGGGCAATTTTAAAAAAGGTTTGAAGGTCATTCTGCAGATCCCGCATGGCTGCGGTGTGGTCCTGCAAAATTTTCTTTTCACTTTTTTCCATTTTTCTGTATTATTCCCCTTGACCTAATGTCGTTATGTTGATATAAAGTACATAAAGATTGATTAACGCACATTGAAAGTGCATCTGAGGTTAATGACTGTCAACAACAACGCAAGGAAAAAAATGAAAAATCTGAAAGATCTGAAAAATTTTAAGGGGAATCTGAGAGGTGCTGACTTTGGTTTGTTCCCTAAAGATCCACGCAAACATTCAAAAAAAGATATTCCGAAACTTGGTTTAAATGATGTTGTTGTTAAAGCAATTATCAAAAACCCAGATGGGGAAAGAACTCCAAGTGGGCGCCTTGCTGCTCCTAAACAATTTGTAATCTGCACCGTTGCCGATCTGCCAGATACTGATCAGCAGGAATTCATCCTCGGCAAAGTTCGCCAGCTCAGAGAAAATGCTGCGGTTTCCGAAACATCAGCAGCAGGCGCTGAAGGTGTCCGCACCCTTTCCACATTGATCAAAAAATATTTGATTGAGATTGTCCCAAATCAAAAAGACGCAGAAGGAACAATCAACAAACTCAATTTTTGGAATGACGCCCTCGGCAACTTGACCCTGCCAGAAATCACGCCTCAATTAATTTCTTCCAAAAAACGTGAGCTGAATAAGACTCGCAGTGGCGGCACTTGTAACCGATACCTTGGTAGCCTCTCCGCTTTATTCACTCACGCCATTAAAGAATGGCACTGGACTTCCATTAACCCAGTCACCCAGGTTTCCAGGTTCAAAGAAGACTCTGGACGCATCCGCTGGTTAACTGATGAAGAAAGAGAAATTCTTTTTAAATATTTGGAAACTTCGGAAAGCAGGGAATTAAAAGACCTGGTGATTTTTTGCTTGGCAATTGGATGCCGTAAAGGTGAGGCACTTGGATTGACCTGGGATGATATTGACTTTGAAGGAAACCAGATTCACTTCACCCATGTCCGCCGCCGTGTTTTATGCTCTGAGGTTTCAATTGATGAAGAGACTGAAAAAGTTGTTTATAAGTATGACAAGAATGTCAGGGACCAGGGTTTGAAAAATAAATCTAAGATCAAAGTAATCTCACTTGATGACCCTGCATTTGCTCCATTGATCACCATCCTCAAGGAACGCAAGCTGCGCCTGCAGTCTGAATCAGAATATGTTTTCCCGCATGATCCTCGGCACGCATGGCAGCTGCTCATTAAGCGTACCGGAATCAAGGATTTCAAATTCCATGATCTGCGCCACACTTGTGCATCCTATGCCATCCAGGCGGGTAAAACTCTCTTGGAAGTTGCAGTCCAACTCGGACATCAATCTTTGGTCAGTGCGAAACGCTACTCGCATCATGATCCAAAGGCTAATGTTGGAACCGGTGCTGCGGTGGCATCTCGATTGTTTGGATCTGATAAATCTCTTTATGAATTAAATAAAGAAGGTGTCTTAAATATTGGATAATGAAAACTTTAACTAAGGAAGAAATGAAAGAGCAGGGACGGCGGATCAAGAAGGTCCGCCAGGATCAGAATCTGAAACAGGATGATTTCTGCGATGCATTGGGTATCAGCAGATTCAGTCTGGGAAGGATTGAACGAGGTGATCAGGCTATTGATAGCCCATCACTTTTTAACTTAAATCAAAAGTTTGGTGTCTCATCAGACTTTATTCTTTTTGGCAAAATATCTGGACCTAATTTAGATGTTGATGCAATCAAAAAAGAATTGGAAACAACCAAAGAATTACTCGCAGCCAAAACTGAAATAATTCAGCTTTTAAAGGATGCTGCGGGTGTCAAATGATTCAGAAAGTGCCTTGTTCGTAGGCGAATTATACATAGGAGAACATTATGGATATTGTGTTAAAGGTAAGAAAATCAAAAATCTGGCAAACCCCACCAAATGTTGAATGTCAATGTTTGGGTGCTGAATGGTCAAGAAAATCAAATATAGCGTACATAGGAAAAATTGATTTGGGGGGGGCGAAATGACCGGATTTAAAGAAACCCAAATTATACAATGTCCCACCAGAAAATCATTTGATGCCCATTTTAAGGCGTGGGATAAAATCGAGGAAATTGGCAGATCCCATGATTGTGATTTTCACTGGAGTGTTCTAAATGAAAAAGAGAAAACTTTTATTTTAAAATTATGCGGATGTTCCAAACAACATCAGCAGAATGCTTTGATTGATGTTATGAAGTTTTTGTGCAAGGAAGGGATTGATCCAGCAATAATTATCAGCACTAAAACAGAAAAGTCAGAGGAAGAGAAACAGCTGCTGCGAGTGCAGCGTATTCTTAAATCTGCTTAAACGCATACACAATGCATACACATGGCGAAATCGGAAGTTGCCTTAACCCCTCAAACCGTTGATATTACTAGACGGAGATGGATGCGTCACTGGTGGGCGCCCCGGTCTTCAAATCTGGGGCGTTGCAGTAATATCAACGGTTTAGCTTAAAAAAATACGCATACAAACGCATATACAGCACCTAATGCATACACAAATGCATACACAAAAATATTACTTCTTCTTAAATCCGTAAGATCCTTTTGGCTTCCGCGTAGCTTTTGAAACCTTCCGCCGTCCGGCAGCAGACATCTTCTTCCCAGCTTGCTTTCCCCTAGTCATTCCAAGTCTCTCATCAAGGCGTGCATTGTATCCTTGTTTCTTTCTTCCTGGCATAAATCAACTCCAATAAAGATTAATATTTTCGCACTGGTTTTTTACCAGGGCGGTTTTTCCTCGGCGGTATTTTGCCGGGGTACATCATAGTTTAAAATGCTTTGGCAGATTATGAACAATTGCTTTTTGTGCCTGCTCGGATAATTCATTCATTGCATTCTTAGAAAATGTTTTTGCCTGGTCTGCAGTCAAAGAATTTTTATCATCATTCACTGCATCAAAAAACGCTTTTGCACCCCACAAAATTAATTCTTTTGCAATCTGCATTTCTAATCCGGTCATTTCTTTTTCCTTATTTTAGTTCCATGTTTTTTCTTCCAGGATTTATAAATCTTGGGTTTATTAATCGCCAAAAAGGTCCGTTGCTTTTTTGATTTAAAAGGCATCAATAGCTCCACATAGCTTGTGTGGGCCGGTCCACTCCATCGATGTGAATAAACCGATCCGCGTGATTTCCTTTTTGGGAAACGCCCAAACCATTGGCGCCAACCTTTTGAGCAATCGCAAACAGCTCCATCGCCTTTGGTCCGGAAACCAGAATATCAGCTGCGCGGCTTCCGTTTTTTGCATGGGTGTGTGGTCCATTTTTTACTGTGGAAACTTTTCCATTATGCTCATCACATCTAAATGCCGAGCTGACCCGCATGGGATTCCCATATGCTTTCCGGATCTCTTCCAGCAGCTTCATAAAATCCGGGTCCATGTCGGCTCGGTTACAGTTGCCACATCGGCATACCATTTCATTATATGAAAAATGTGGTGATATCATTTTGGCCATAACAATTATTCCAACTGGATAAATTAAAAATTCCCGGCGTGTCAGCCTGGTGTCATTCTTCCAAAGCTTTCCTAACCAGATCAAGCGCCTGGTCATCCAATCGGTTTTTTGTCGATTGAGTGAGCGCCGTAAGTAAGAGAAGAGTGATTTGAATAACAAATTTTTCCGAGGTCAGTTTCTGGATCGTGGCTGCTAAGAATTTGGGCATTATGTTTTTCCGTTTGAGTCATTTGCTTCGGTGCTGTCAAACCAGTATCCAACCGTTTGACTTAATTGAGTGGCCGAGGCGCCCACAATAACGCTGCTGATGGTCTGCATTGATTCAGGAATTTCAACCATAAATATCAATAAGAGATTTGTTAAAAAAATTGCCATCAAGACCAGAGTCAATGTGGCGCGGACTGCAAGTTTTGCCGTCATGCTCTGATGCGCTCAAGTTCTCTGCTGATGTTTTGGAGTTCCACCCCATGCTCCACCAGGGTCTTGTTTGTTTCCTTTATAACATCCAGCAGACGCCCTTCTAACTCACGCCGATCCGCACGCGCCTGGCCATTTGTTTTCCAGATAAACCAGGACAAAAATATTAATCCAACGCCTGCAATTCCCTGGTCAATTAAAACGCCAAGGATTTGCTCAGATGGATCTTGATCTTGCTGATCGGAATACCGGCGTGGTTCCGGTGGAATGTTCATTTGCCTTAATCGAGGTTCATAAATTCCATGGTAAGAAGCCTCATGATCTCGCGCCTGAACATCCGCAAAAACTGGTGCCACCCAAAACGATAAAATTATTAAGGCCGATGCTTTCATAACTGCAGTGCTGCCTGGGTTTGCGTTTCTAATCCTGGAACTTTCATTGGCGCTTGGCTTCCTCTCTGCTGGATCGGCTGCCGCTGCTGCTCATAAAACTGCTGCGTGCTTTGGATAAAATTCGTTTGGAGACTTGGGTCCAGTGCCTGCTGGAAAAACTTGGAAAGGGATGCCCGGCGTGCGCCATCGAGGTTGGGCTGCTTGCCAGCAAATTCCTGGAGCAAGTATTTTTTCTGATCCTGGTAGAGTCTTGGGAAAACCGTGGTGATGGCTTCCATATGTTCTTTGGTTAGGCTTCCGCCGGCAACGTGCATCAGAATTGAATTAGGATCATTGACGGTTTCCACATACCTCATAAACCGCATTATTGAGGGCATAGAAGGAAGGGAATTTTGATTCGTATAAAGCAGGGTCTGTCCGGCTATCGGACTCACCGGCAGCTTTTCCTGGAGAAAATTGATGCCGTTGGTCATGGTCTGGATCAGCTCCAGGTTGATTGACTGATCACCATCGACTTCCGGAACCATGCGTTCCATTCTGGCAAATAGTGTCTGAGGATTTCCTGCAAAGTTATTCAGATCATCCCGGACTTTTTCAAACTGCTTTAAAGTGACTTCTGGTGATGGCGGTGTCGGTGCCACAAATTTGACAGCAGCTGCATCGCCAACCCTGGTGAGTGATCCCACTGCGGCCTTAATCATCTTCTCGGATTTGCCTGCCATGTTCAGCATTTCACCATAATCAGTGATTCGGCTCATAGTCCTGGCAAGCAACAACTCCCCCGAATCCCTTAAATATTTTCTGGCCATGGCAGTTCCAGCAAAGGTGGCTGCACCAGCTAATCCGCCGGTAACTAAACCGTCCATGGTTGAAGCAGCTCCAGCACCTAATCCACCGCCAATGATGTAGCTTGTTAATGGTAGTCTATTGTTCACTGCTTCCCGCGCAGCTGCTCCGCTGGCGATGTCTCGGATCTGTTTCAATGCACCATATAAAGCTTTTGCTTCGATAAATTCCGCATAGGTATTTTTGGGCAGTGTGGTAACTTGGGAAAGGCGCCCTGCAATAGCATCCAGGGCGTTTTCAGATTCCTCTCGGATGATGCTGGCCATGGCGTTAAAATAATCATAGTCCTCTGGACTGCGTTTATAGTTCGCCAGGTTCTTCTGGTACCAGGTTTTTAATTCTTCTGATTCCCGGAAGGAAAGAAATTTTCCTGCTTTTAATTTTTTAAAAGCTGGATGTAAATTTTTATAGGCAATATTTCGGAATGCATCGATGCTGGCTTCCGCCCTAGCAATCTTTGCTAAAATTTGAGGATCATCAACCATCCCCCTTCCAAGTGCCTGGGGATTGTCAACTATTTCCCTAATCATCCGGTCTGCAATTGTTTCCGGATCAAACCTAATATCATTTAAAGGAACGCCAGCTTTTTTGGCTGCACCTTCTACGCGGGTGATGATGTCATCAAGCTTCGATCCATAGCTTGGCAGCAGCACATTATCCAATTCCTTGACCAGCTCATCTGCATCCTCACCTAAGTTTTGCAGCACTCCCTTTTTATCCAGTTCCTTAATGCGTCTTCCGAGTTCATAAACTGCATCCGGATATTTTCCTTTTTGGGTGACTTTATTCCAATCGGGTTTCAATCCG